AACAACTTGAAAAAAAATTGGAAGAGCTATCCAACAAAATCGATGGATACAACGCCAAAACGATTGAAGTTAAGTCAGAAGACGTTGCAGAAATTGAACAAAGCTAGTTGGCCTGAGTGGTTACACGCATTCAATCAAGTACATAACTCTACATTAGTTACATCTGTTGGTAAGATAAAGGTTGAGATTGATGACTAAGAAAAAAATAGCAATGCCAAAAAAAGTGAAACAAGAGATTGATAAATATCCAATGGTGTCAGTTGAGTGGTACGATATCGTCTCGGATAGTAGTTGGAGCAGTTTCAATGATGTGATGAAATCAAAGTTAGCCACCTGCATCACCAAAGGTCATCTACTAAGTCAGGCGAAAGGTGTTACAAGAATTTTCGGAGATTACTCATATAACGATAACAAAACAGAAATTGAATCAATTGGTAATACCACTATTATTCCTAATTCAGTGATCAAAGAAATAAAAAAACTTAGTTGATTATGTCAAGTAAAAACAAAGAAAGTTTGTTGTGGCAGAAAGTAAAAAAAGCACTTAGTGAATGCTTTTTAACTCGCATAGAATCTAGCACAATTAATGGAATTCCTGATATTCACGGTGTCAGTACAAGTGGTGTTTTTTGGGTTGAGCTTAAATCTGATGAAGCTAATTATCCTAAGCTAAACAAGTGGCAAATAGTATGGATAAACAGATATGTTAAAGCTGGTGGAGTTGTATTTATCTTGAAAGAGACCCCTTCGCAGAGGTCTCTTAAACTGTACAGACCGGTGTCCAGTTTCACTGATCCTCGTTCACTGAAACCTCGTTTCTCGTTCTCGTCCACTGGTCAATGGCCACTGGTCCAGCAGCGCATGCTGGAGGAGCTGGGGCAGCCAGATCCTGAACAGCAGGTGGCGTAACCTCGTTCTCGTTTCCTGGCCACTGTTTTTTACCTCTTAGTTAGCAGTGGCCTGGTGACGGGACCAGCAGCTCAGGTCTCGTTCTCGTTCATAACGGAACCTCGTTCTCGTTCACAGGACAACGATTTAGGGGGCTCAGGCAGCAGCTGGTGAAACGGCGAATCCGTTTCAGGAAAAGTTCTGGACAGCAGGGAAGAAATGTGTAATGTCGTTCATGGAAAAGGAGTAATGATATGGCAGTAGATTTTGACGCTTTGGATCTCGTTCGAGGAGAGAACAAAGCTCGTGCTTACAACAAAAAACTACAGGAGCTCACGCAGCGTAACCAATCCCTTCAGGAGCTGGTAGAGGCTTTGGTACGAGAACTACCAGATGACAAGAGGTGGTCGTTTGAAGAAAGATTAAAAAAAATAAAAAATAGTTCTTGACATATATCCCATCAGATCTTATGTAAGGTCTGCGCACACATAAGGAGAGCAATGATAATAGTATACACAACCGTCATTTACCTGGCCGTACTCTTCGGTTCAGGAATCATTTCATTAAACATATAAGGAGGAAAAGATGAAGACATCGCTTAGGAAGCTCGTGAAAGATATCAATGCGGAGAACGCACCACCGGATGGCTGGTCCCCGCAGGACCAGCTGCACAAAGTCAAAAAGCTTAGGGACGGTTGGTACAGCTTTAGTGATTTAAATCAAAGCAAAAACTATATAAAGATAGATAGTTTGAGATGTGGAACAGATAGAAAAGCCATCAACCAAGCAAAACGCATATTAAAAGATAAACACGCCAATGTAGTTATCCTGGAAGACAAACCTGAAGAAGGGAAGGTCTACGCACTTACCGGTGGCCCGGGCTCGCGCTGCATTGCTAATGGTAATAGCTGGGCAGAGTCTGAGGTGACAGATGCGGATCCAGCTGCAGGTCATGCCGATGATCGCGGGACTAGTTAGTGCGTATATCTTCTTTCTAATTCTTTACCCGAGGGGCACAGGGTGGTTCACCTTCATCCTAGCTCTCTCGCTCGTTGCAGCTGTCGGTTAGATCTCTCGCTCGGCACCAAGTAAACCTTCGCACGGCAGCGTGATCCAGATGGTGTTCAGGAGCTGGGCGCAGG